TGACCTGCTCGAGCGCTACGGCACGACGCCCGAGCCGCTGTTGGCGGCATTCAACCCCGACAATCAGATACAGTATTGCCGCGACGTTGACCGCGTGCATTTCGGCAAAGCGCCGTCAATCTCGGTAGTCGCCTCCGCCTACGGGCGCAACACCGCCGTGGCGTGGCTCGAGATACAAATCAACGACCTCTCGGAATTCGCCGGCTGCCGTGAGAAACTGACGACGAGGCAGACGACTGACACGGCGATGCTGATACTCGAAACATACCCGACGTACAAGCTGACGGAGTTCATGCTGTTTTTCCACCGCTTCAAGCGATGCCGCTACGGACGGTTTTACGGCGCGGTCGACCCGATGATAATCATGCAGTCGCTGACGGAGTTTGCCGGCGAACGCGCACAGGCAATCGACCGTCATCACGATGCGGCACGCGAACAGCGACGCCGCACGGCGGACCTCGAATACGACGCCCTGCGCGAACGCTACCGCCGCCGCGTGCCGAACGCCTTTACGCGCGATGCGCCGATAACGTTCCTGCAATACCGGCTTATGGGCTTCGACGGCATGACAGACGCCGAGCTGACGGAAGCAATCGCCGGAATCGCATCCGGACGCCGCCCGATACCGCAACACGTACACGAGATAATCAAAACTATCAAATCAACATTCAACATCAACGAACAATGAAAATGAAAATGAACATCAACAGTAAAGAGAAAGAATCAAAACGCTCGGAAGAGCTTGACGAAATCTTCCGCAGAATCGAAGCGTGGTCGGGCGGAATCCGACGCAAACAGCGCACGGCGCTTGCCATGTTTCGCGACCGCGAAACACAGATTGAATCGATACGCTACGAGGGCACCACGCTCGACATCGCGAATTGCGTGTTGAGCATCATGGAGGACGACCGCGAACTCGGGGACGCGATATTCGGCGCCGCCACGCTGTACGGCTACCGCTACCTGACGCCGGAATACGTCCACGAGATGCAGGTACGCGCCGAGGCGCTTGTCAAGTTGCGGGCTGCCGGCGCGTCGAACCGCGACATCAAACGTGCGATGCGGGAATTGGACGAATAAACAACAAGATTGACTTAAAACGCAAAGAAAATGACGAACGAAACAAAAGCAGTTGACACACTCCTTGAAAATGTCAAGGAGTGGAGCGAATCAGGGAGCCGCACATTCATCGCCGTTATGGCGGACATTGACAGCGGCGAGGTACGCGCAATGTTCAAGGGCGATGCGCTGATGATTGGCAGCATCATCCTCAAACTGATGGAGCAGGAGCCGGAGGTCGCTAAAAACATCTACACCGCCGCCGCAATCTACGGCCTCAACCACTTCACGCCGGAATACATTCAGGTTGTGAACGAAACGGCGGCGGCGTACATCGCCAAATGCAGTGAGGAAGAAGAAACTAAAACTAAAACAATGTAAGCTATGAGAGAAATTAAATTCAGAGGCAGGAATCAGGACGGCAAATGGATTAAAGGAAGCCTCGTAACGTACAATGACGGCTGCAAGATTATTTCATCGCCAATCGTTCGCCCCCGCACTGTCGACCCTGAAACCGTCGGCCAATTCACGGGGCTCCATGACATCGACGGCAAGGAGATTTACGAGGGCGATGTTCTGCAATTGGTGAAAGCTCGGCACAACTACTTCCTTGTGTATTGGAACGAGCCAACCTTTTCTTTCTGCCTCAGAGAGTACAACCCACTAAAGAGGTGGCAGGGATGCATGACGCTCGCGCAAACAACAAGTTACAAATGGGTGATTGTCGGCAACGCGACCGACAACCCCGAACTGACGGAATAGATATGAACAAGACCATCCGAAAGCAGGTACACGCCAAGTTTGGCGGACGGTGCGCCTACTGCGGCGAGGTCATCAGCCTCGATGAGATGCAGGTCGACCACTTTATCCCGGTCGGAAGAGGATGCACCGACAGAGAAATGGAGAGCTACCTTCCGCACCGGGGTACGGACGACTTCGATAACCTGATGCCAAGCTGTCGAATGTGCAACTTCTACAAGGCGCGCAACGACATCGAGGGGTTCCGCAACAGCATCAAGACATGGCTCGACTACAAACGTACGTTCGCCACACGCCTCGCCCTGAAATACGGCATCCTCACGGAGCACGAGTGGAGCGGCAGGTTCTACTACGAAACATATAACAAAACGCAAAATGATGAAAACAACAAAGCTATGTGAGATATGCGGTGAAGAAAAGCCGCTGTCGGAATTCTCGAAGTCGTATCGGAATCGGTGCCGCGCGTGTGTCGCCGAACAGACACGAGACAAAAGGCAGACGAAAGCAATCACAGCCGCCTGTTCGGAACGAATCGACACTGTCGACCCCGCTGAATTGCGCTTGGTTGAAGCGGCGATTCCTGCCTTAATCAACTGCACGGACGAGGACTTCTCGGACTATGCATGTAATGAAATCGCCGATAGGGCCGTCCGGATTGCGCGTGCAGCGCTATCACGGTTGAGAAAGAACGACAACCTCGCTTAATCTCGCTTAAAATCCCGCTTAACTCGCTTAATTCAGACAAACAATGATGACAACATCAACAATACAAGCAAACGGCGTCAACGGTGAGTTGTTGACGCCGGTCGTGCCGACGGTGAGACCCGGTTTCTCGGCACTCGAATTCGCAAAAGCCGTGCTCCCTCGCGGCGAGCAGGGGGCGAAAGACGTGCATGAGGCGATATTCCGAGCCGAATGCGCACGCGAAACAATGGCGTTGGCAAAGAGCCTGACGCGCGATGAATGCCTGCAGGCGACCCTGACACCGCTGATTATCGCGGAGGTCGCGGTGTATTACGCCGGTCGGACAGTAGAGACGGCGCGAAACATGAAGCTCGAACAGTACAAGAAAACATCGCGCCGCGTCAGGGAGGTCGTAACGCTCTATCATGAGATGATGCAGCGAGACCTCACGGCGCGCCACGTCGGCGAGATAGCCGACATGGCAACCGGATTCGTCGCCGCCCACGGCTCGGACTTTCAGGTGTTTTGGTTCACCGTCAACGGCGAGTTGAAACGCAAATATCCGAAGCTGCCGCACGACGAGGTCCGCACGCTGGCTTGCATCACGTCAATTCTCGTGAAGTGTCTCGAACGGTACAACCTCGATGCCGACGCGCTGATTGAGGAGAAAGCCGGCCTTTCGAAACTGACAATCCTGAACCCCTGCATCCGTTCGCTCGAACACGTGATGCACGAGTACATCGGCGAGGGCGTCAACATCGACATCCGGGGCAACGTCGAATTGTGCATGAAGATTTTCAACAAGAACGCCAAGAACATCACATTCAACCTGCCGGATGAAGCGTGAAAAACGAGGACGACGACACAACAACATTCAACACTTAATCAAAACCACTTACAAACAATGAAAATCAAGTTTAAGAAGCTCGCGCCGAACGCCGTGACACCGACCAAGGCGCACCCGACGGATGCCGGCTTTGACCTTACGGCGACATCGCAACGGTATGACGAATACGGCGCATCGGTTTACGGCACCGGCATCGCGGTCGAAATCCCCGACGGATACGTTGGGCTGCTGTTTCCGCGGTCGTCGATTGCCAAGAGAGACCTCACGGTCGCCAACGCCGTCGGCGTTATCGACGCCGGCTACCGCGGCGAAATTCTCCTGAAGTTCAAGCCGGCGGCGAAATGGAACTTCAGCGAGCACGCCGGTTATTATTACCGCGTCGGCGAACGCATTGCGCAATTAATCATCATGCCGCTGCCGGAAGTGACATTCGAGGAAGCCGACACACTCGAACACGGCGAACGCGGCGCTAACGGCTATGGCTCAACCGGATTATGACAACATTTATGAACCGCTCACGGAAAGAATCGACGAATGCAATGCTTGATTGCATCACCGCAATATGGACGGATGTTCACGAACACCGTCGCGATTGGTACACGCTGAACCTCGGCGAATACGCCTACCGGTTTCATGTGACGAAGTTCTCAAGACAGGCGATCGAGGCTATCGTTCGCGCAACGACGCCGCCGACGCTCGAGGACGCGGTCGCATTGAGGCGGTTTATGTACGACCTCACAAGACCGCGCCGACGCCGCACGTACATCGACCGCGGCGGCATCACGGAGCGCCCGACGCTGTTCGGCACGGAATACGCCCCGAAAGACGTTGCTTTCCCGCCGCACATCTATGACAACGTTCAGCGGTTTCGCAACATCACCGAACAAATGGCGTCGACCTACGAACGCAAAAACGCCGACTACGGCAATTCGTTCGGCGAATCGATAACCGAGTTCGGGGCGGTCGCCGGCATTGTCCGCATCGGCGACAAGTTCAACCGCCTGAAGAACCTCGTGAGGAATCCGGAATCGCAGCGCGTCAACGACGAATCAATCGCCGACACGCTGCTCGACATGGCCAATTACTGCATCATGCTCAAACTCGAATTAGACAACAAGCAAAACAACAAACATCAACAGCAATGACAAACTACATCGAAACACGTATCAAGTACGACAAGACACACCCGAACGGCGTAACGAAGAAAACAACCGAGAAATTCCTTGTCGATGCAATGTCGTTCACCGAAGCCGAGGCGCGCATCGTCAGAGAGATAACGCCGTACATATCCGGCGAATTCGACGTGTCGGCGGTCAAGAAATCGCGCATCGCCGAAATCGTCCGCGATGATGCCGGCGATAAATGGTACCGATGCAAGATAGCGTTCATCACCGTCGACGAGCGCACGGCAACGGAGAAGCGCAAAATGTCGCTGATGCTCGTGCAAGCCGGCGATATAAGCTCCGCGCTGGCGAACACCAAGAAAGCCATGAGCGGCACAATCTCGGATTATGAAATAACGGAAATCAGCGAGACGGCAATTCTCGACGTCTACGACGCCGCGACGACGACAACCGACGGGCAGGAATAATGAATGCAAGACAATTCTTCGATAATGTTGCGTTGATGCGAATGTATCAACGCAACTATTCCAAGCATCGCCGGAAATCGGACCTGCTGCAATCGAAGCGGTATGAATCGATGATTGACGACGAAATCGACCGCGTAAACGCGATAATCGGCGTCAACAACGCGTTGAAACCGCCGCCGACATTGTTCACTCGAGACGACAAGTAAAACCGCTCTAAAACGCAAAAATCATGGCATTCTCAATCGTTGCCTTATGGCTGAACATTATCGCGTCGTTCGCCAACTGCATCGCAGCGCGTCGCAACTGCCGTCGCGCCGATGCACTCGCCGCCGCAGAACGCGCCAACCTCGCACGAGCGCGGAAGAACGACACGCCGCCGACGACGACGGAAAGCAAATCGTATCACGTCGAACCCGAGATGCTCGACCCGGCACGCATCGCAGACCCGGTGTTGCGGCACAAGGTCATGATGAACCGGTTGCTGTCGGAGTATTACCCGAACTAAGACGGCGACGGCGACGGATAAATCACACTATCACCCCAAAACAAATTACTTCACACACCTCACACCCTTTTATGAGAAGAAACCGAATCACAATCTTGTTTCCGCGTTTGTTCCCGACCGCACATTCACGCGGCGGCGAACAGACGCATTTTATCGAAAACGTCATGGCGGGCGACAAAATCCACATGATCCGCCGCTTCTACGACCGTTGGAAAGTGCTCTCGGAAAAGACGAGCAGACGGCCGTACAGCATCGATTTGTGTCAATACACGGACAGACAGCGGCCGCGCTTCCACAGAATAGCGTCAATCGACGCTCCGCTGGCCGTGCAGCGCATCCGAATGTTGTATTCCGAGCAGACCGGCGATGTGCGTGTGTTCGTCGACGGCAAAGAAATCCCAATCGAACAAATCGCGCAAAACGACGGCCTGACGGTGGATGACTTCAAGGAATGGTTCTTCAGCGGTCACCGAGCCGGCAACAGCGACTACGACGGCTGCATCATTCATTTCACGGATTTCAGGTACTGATTTTCGCACATACGCGCGTGTATGGTATATTCAATATACTACTACATAGTAATAATAAAATAATATATATAATACTCTATATTCAACAATATACGTATATGGCATCACTGAATCAAGTTCAACTCATCGGGTTCGTCGGCGACGAGCCAAAAGTCATCGCAACACGCACCGGAAAGTCAATGGCGGCGTTGACACTCGCAACGACCGAACGCGAAATCCGGAAGCAGGACGGCACCGTAATTCCCGAACGCACCGAGTGGCACAATATCACCGTGTTCGGCAATACCGCTGATTTCGTCAAACAGTACATCCACAAGGGCGCACAACTGTTCGTGCAGGGCTCCATTCACCAACGGAAGTTCGACAAGCAGGACGGCACGAAAGGCTACATCACGGAGATTACAGCCGACACGGTGCAGCTGCTTGACAGAAAACCAAGCAACGCAATGTCGCCGATGCAACAGCAAAACAACATGCAGCAACAACAACAGCCATACGGCATGAACGCATCGCCGATGTATCAACAGATGTACCAACAGCCGCCGATGATGTATCCGCAACAACCGCCGATGCAACAGCAGGGAAACAACGGCTCAAACGATGAACTGCCATTCTAATCCAAGAAAAGATGCAGCACCCCGAATCGCAATTACAACGTGCGTGCGTCAAGTGGTTCACGATGCAGTTCCCGAGCATCCGTCCGCTGTTCTTTGCAGTCGGAAACGGCGGCAAGCGAAACCGCATCGAAGCGGCTATCATGAAAGGCGAGGGCGTAACAGCCGGCGTTGCCGACGTCTTGCTGTTACTCCCGAACAACCGGTATCACGGTTTGTGCATCGAATTCAAAACCGCAACCGGGCGGCAATCTGAAGCACAACGCACATTCCAACAAAAGGTCACCAACGCCGGTTATCGATATGTTATCATTCGTACCGTTGAAGAGTTTGTCGAAGAAGTGAAAAACTACATTTACACAGCTGATACATACTAAAATAAGTCATTATAAACGGTCTGAAATTTTGTCTTTAAAGAGTATCTCATAGATACTCTTTTTTGTTTACATTTGTGGAAAGTCGCAAAAGTCGCAAATCGACAAATAAAAAAAAGACCGAAGATGATGACAGACGAAACGCTCCCTTTACAGACATGGTTGGACGTCGACAAGCTCGAGGTCAATTCCGGACAACTGAAACATCGCGGACTGCCTGAAAATCCGCGCAAAATCGACAAGGCAAAATACGAATTGCTCAAGGACGACATCAAGACGTACCCGCAATTCCTGAAGTACAACATGCTCAAGGTCTTTGCGCTCGATAACGGACACTACATCGTTATCGGAGGCAACATGCGATGCCAGGCGTTAAAGGAACTCGGGTTTAAGCGCGTGCCGGTCGTCGTCCTTGACGCCGATACGCCGGTCTCGGATTTGAAAGCATACATCATCCTCGACAACAACAGCTTCGGCGAATATGATTGGGTTAAACTTGCCGACACGACGCAATGGGACGTCGACGAACTCAAATCATGGGGCACCGAACTCCCTGACGATTGGGACACCGCCGCGCCTGATGACGAACAGACGGACAACGACGGCGAGTATTCGCGCAAGGTCGTTTCGCCGGTCTACGAGCCGAGCGGCGTCTGCCCGACATTCGGCGAGATGTACGACACGGCAAAGCGCGATGAATTGCTCGCCGAGATTGAAAAGGCGAACATTGACGATGTGCAGGTCAAGGAGTTCCTGCGACAAGCCGCTTGTCGTCATACGGTGTTCAACTACGAGAAGATTGCGGACTATTACGCGCAGGCGCCGGCAAAGGTGCAGGACCTCATGGAGCGTTCGGCGCTCGTTATCATCGACTTCGACAAGGCTATCGAATACGGCTTCGTGCAAATGACGAAAGACCTTGCGAACGCCTATCGCACCGACTACAACATCACCGACGAAGAACCATTGACGGAACAAGACATTTGCGAGGACTATGATGAAGAATAAGGATTTTGTCGCATTCATCCTCACACACGGACGAGCCGACCGTGTTGTGACGTATGACAGCTTACAGAAGTTCGGCTATACCGGTCGGGTGGTTCTTGTGCTCGACAACGAGGACGAGACCGCACCGGAATACATCCGGCGATTCGGCAAAGAGAACGTCGTCATCTTCGACAAGGCAGCCGTCGCGGCGACATTCGATGAAGGTGTGCCGGGCGACCGCCGAACAATCGTGTATGCCCGAAACGCCTGCTTCGACATCGCGCGAAAGCTCGGCTACCGCTATTTCATCGAGCTTGACGACGATTACACAAGATTCGAATTCAGGTTTGACAACCGCTTGCGGTACATCACCAAAAACAAGCGGATCCGAAGCCTTGACGCCGTGCTCGACATCATGCTTGACTTTTATAAGAGCATCCCGGCCAAATCGATTGCCATGGCGCAGGGCGGCGACTTTCTCGGCGGCGGTGCGGGCGGCGAGGGCAAACGTCTGCGGACAAAGCGCAAGGCAATGAACTCGTTTATCTGCGATACCGAGCGGCAATTCACATTCCTCGGACGCATCAACGAGGACGTCAACACATACACGCGCAACACATCGACCGGCGATATATTTCTGCAAATTCAGCAGGTGTGTCTGTTGCAGAAGCAAACACAAGCGAATTCGGGCGGCATGACGGAAGTCTACCTCGATTCCGGCACGTACTTGAAATCGTTCTTCTCGGTGATGTATCAGCCGTCGTCGGTGCGCGTCCACACTATGGGCAACGAGTATTCCGCGCAGAAACGATTGCATCACCGCATCGATTGGAAGCGGACCGCCCCGAGAATCATCAGTGAGAAATTCAAGAAATAAAGACTATGGCGAAATACAGCATTGCAAGGGTGCAGGAATGCGAGGCGTGGATTGCCGAGCACGGCTTAATGGACTATGGCGGCGCACGGTTGCAGGACTATTGCGCCGCCATGTCGATAAGTGACAAGACGCATCGCAAATGGCTCGACCTCTATCCGGAGTATAAAGCGGCCGTCAAGGAGGGCTACGAGGCGTATAAGCGGAAGCATACGAAAGCGCTGTTCGGCACACTCATGGAAGCGGCCCTCGGCGGCGAGCGTGATACCGTTTCGAAGAAAACGGAGTTCAGACCGGACCCGGAAAATAACGGGCGACCGAAGATTGCAAAGCAGGTCGAAGAGGTCACAAAGCAGTACATCAAGCCGGACGTGGCGGCGGCAATCTTCCTGATTTGCAACCTCGACCCGGACCACTATCAGAACCGTCAGAAGTCGGATGTTACAATCCGGAAGCCTGACGAGCTTGAAGAAATGTCTATCGACGACATCAACGATGAAATCGCGCGCCTAAGCAAATTAGAGCTGGACGCCGCGACAAAGCAGCAGGAAAATGAATAATGAAACAACGTGCGGAAGACATAAGAAAACGATTGATGCGATTGAAGCGGGAGAAGTTGCGACACGATGCGCCGCAACATCTCGCATCATTCCTCGTGTACGCCAACTCGAAATATCAAATCGAGTGGTTTCACCGGGTCATCGCCGATGCGTGTCAACGTCTGTTCGACGGCGAAATAAAGAACCTGATGATATTTGTTCCACCGCAACATGGCAAACTACTCGCTGATGATACGCCGATTGCCACGCCGAACGGATTTGTTCGTCACGGCGACTTAAAGCCCGGCGATTGGGTGTTTGGCGCGGACGGTCGACCGACGCGCGTGATTGCCACGTCGGAGAAGGGGCGTACACAATATCGAATGCGCTTCTCGGACGGCTCGGCTATCGACTGCCACGGTCGGCACGAATGGGTATTGTATGACAAGCGACACAACCGGACGGCCGTTTTCGAAACGCAGGAGCTTTTCGGCACGCCGCTCGACACCGGCACGCCGGGCAAACGAGGTCATCGATACAATTATTACGTCGAACGTGTGCCGACTGTTGAATTTGCCGCGCAGGATGTAAGCGTTGACCCCTATACGTTGGGCAAGAGCAGCGCACCGCACATTCCGACGGAGTACATATTCAACAGCATCGATGTTCGCGAACAGCTGATTGCGGGCATCATCGACACCGACGGATATGTCTATCGGAAGAACGGACGAGTAACGATTTCGAACACGAACAAAGACGTCGTCGACGCGGTCGCCCTCGTGCTCCGCTCGCTCGGTGAATCGCCGGTGATATGCTCGTATGATGCGCGTACAAGCACAAGCGGCATCGTCGGCAAACAAACGTGTTATCAGATAGGGTTCAATCCGTCGCGGCGTTATCCGACGGCTGTACCGCGCAAGCGCATCGACCGGATTGTGAAGCCTCGCAAGGTCGCCCTTGTGGCCATTGAGCGCATCGACGGAACGCCTGGCAACTGCATTCAGGTCGACGGCGGCGTCTACCTTGCCGGCGAACGGTTCACACCGACGCATAACTCGGAGATTGTATCGCGCAATTTCCCGGCATGGGCGCTCGGCCGCGACCCGAACATCAAGATTGCCGGTTGCTCGTATTCCGCAGACCTCGCCGAGCAATTCTCGCTGTCAATACAACGCACGATTGATTCGCCTGAATATCAGGCGCTGTTTCCCGGCACGTACCTCAACGGCTCGTTCGGGCATCATGAATCACAGCGCGGCGTGCGGCGCAATACCGACTTTTTTCAAACCGTAGGGCACGCCGGATTCTACAAAGGCGTCGGCGTGGGCGGCGGTTTGACCGGTACACCGGTTGACATCGCAATCATTGATGACCCGGTCAAGGACTCGAAAGAAGCATTGTCGCCGACGATTCGCCAACGCGTGTGGGATTGGTACAACACGGTGTTGACAACGCGTTTGCACAACAATTCGAAGCAGCTGTTCATCATGACGCGGTGGCACGAGGACGACCTTGCAGGGCGTCTGCTGAAAGCCGAACCCGACGAATGGACGGTTATCACGATTCCGGCGATATGCACCAACGAGCATGACGGCGCGTTGAACTCGCCGCGCCACATCGGCGATGCGCTGTGGCCCGAGAAACATTCGCTCGAAAAACTCGAGAAGCAGAAGAACCGTTCGCCGCGCGATTTCAGCGCGATGTATCAGCAATCGCCGGTTATCGAGGGCGGGAACATTGTGAAGCGCGATTGGTTCCGTCGTATCTCAATGGCGGACTTCCGCGCGTTGCGCTACAACGAGCCGATGCACTTCTACCTCGATACGGCATTCAAGAAGAAGAACGCGTCGGGGCACGACAACGACCCGAGCGGCATTCTCGCAGCGTGCCGGGTTAACAACGACATCTATCTGTACGATGCAATGTCGGTGTGGAAAGAGATGCCCGACTTGTTGCGATTCCTGCCGGATTACATCGCGGCGCACGAGGGCAATTCCGAATCGATACTGCACATCGAGCCGAAAGCAAACGGCGTGTCGGTCGTGCAGATGTTGCGCGAATCGACAACGCTGAATGTGCGTGAAACGCCGAACCCGACCGACGAGAAAGAGGTGCGATTCCGTGTCGTGTCGCCGCGCATCGAGTGCGGGCGCGTCTACATCGTCGAGGGCTCGTGGAACGAGGAATTCCTGAATCAGGTGTGCGCATTCCCGGCGGCGGATCACGATGAATTTGTCGACATCCTCGGCTATGCCATTAACGACTTGTACGCCGATGACGACGACACGGATTATGATTCGCTGAATATATTTTGATAACAACCTCATCAATCCCCTCAAACAATGGAATTTTTCAACCTAATCACGAACTACCTCAATGCGGTAGTCGGGCGCAAGCAGGAGTTTGACGAACTGCTTGCATCGCGTGACATCACGCGCATCAAGGAGCAGATGCGCACGAACGGCGTTCATGCCGACGCCGCGATTATGGAGTACAACCCCGAAACGCACGACGTGATGCGCCGTCCGGATAAAATCATCACGGACAAAAAAGGCAAAATACGCGAAACGCGCGAGGTATGGAAGCTGCCTATTCCGTATCAGCAGTACATCAACGAAATCGCCCTTGTGTTCTTGTACGGCCGTCCGGTCAAGTGGACGCAGGTAAGCGACAAGACAGACGAGGCGTTTGCCGCGTTTCTCGACGTCAT